TATCACAATCACAGCAAAGGTGCGCGACCATTTCGCCACCAATGGGATGTTAGATCCAGCTAAAGTTCGCAACAGCAAGGAATTTGACAATCCCATTCCAGATTTATGGTTGCTGCATGTGGAGCGCACAGTATTGGTGCCCACAGCTGTCAAAGACAGATCTCCACATTTAGGATGGGAGACGGTTGATGGTATGGAGAACGTCAGTGTATACACTCTGATGAAGTGGCTCAGTAAGTCCACTGAGAAATATTTCACTCAGCAGGATAAGTTGGTTGAGACGTCTGGCAAACTGTCAGAGAAAATGCAGCTGTGTAGCAATTGCAGGCTGCCTCAACCACTTTTGTGTCGCTGTGATGCATATGCTACCATAATCCAAAAACAAGCGCGTGGATTTGTTGCAGTTAAGGAACTGGACAGATTGCGCGAGTGTCATAAGATTGAACTATCCAAACAAGCTGGGGAGGTTACACCACCACCCCCTGCTCCACCCGCACGACAGGTTGTACCTCAGCGAGTGGTAGAAAATCCGGCAGAAGACCTACTGCGTAGGCGTACAGTTGAAAGGAGCATGGCTCTAGAAAACACGCGCTATTACCGTTGGTTGGCTTTTATTCCGGAGCGTTTATTCGACATGGACGTGGCATTGAATTTTCTTGTCATAAGTCACATGATCGAGAGCAATTGGGTATTGCCATTATTGTATTACATGATGGCATGTCTTAGTGGATTGGTCGCTATTGCAGCGTACTATTTTCCGTGGGCAGTTTTGTTCTTTGCTGTTCCGATATTCATAACTGGTCTATTTATAGCAGTTGAGCGTCGGTGTTGTATGAACAAAATTGCAGCAGATCGAGCTGCAGTACAAACCGTGATAGGGCAATTTCACCTCAATCATGCTATGCGTGCTGCAATGTTCTGTACCGGCTTGTTTGTCGTGTACAAATCGGTCGCGATCGCATGTGCCATGCAAAAGGCACACATGCGCTCTCTTTATTGGAAAGAGGAGATGCGCAAGATCTTGATGGGACAATCCGCATTGGAGCCGAAGTCCGATGAGGAGATTGATGATCGAGATTTGCAGCAAAATGTGTGGGCAGTGCCCCGTGTTGCACCGCGTCCTGTTACGATGCAAATGCGGACCACCACACATGAGCAATTGCTCGAGAAAGTGTTCAAGAATTTGGTGCACATTCGAATATATACCCCCAGTTCAGAGTTTTCCACGAATGGATTCTTTTTGAAGTCCAATGTGATGATCATTCCGAACCACGTATTGTTGCACGACGACATGCGAATGGAGGTAATTCGTAATTCGACCCCCGGTGGGCGCTTTAAGGCTATATTGTCTAAGGCGTATTCGGCAAAAATAGAAGGACAAGATCTGGCAATAGTTTGGGTACCCAATAGTGGTGACTGGACCAATTTGACAGAATACTTGCCTTTGACAGTGCCAGGGGATTGCATGGCCAAATTGTTGTACAAGCGCAGCGATGGCGATAGAGTCACATCAAGGCTCTCCGCCAAATATTCTCTCCAGAAGACTGAGGCGCATCCAGATTTTCATGGTTTGCGCTACAATGTGGAATTCCCGACATTCAGAGGATTGTGTTGTTCAGCTATCGTTAGCGACACACGACACCCAAGTATTGTTGGATTCCATGTTGCTGGAAAGAATGGCGATTCGCTAGGATGCTGCGCCAGTCCTACCAAACTGGAAATCACCAAAGCATTGGACACTCTTCTAGACATTCCGGGCGTTGTATCAGGTGTCTCAACAGGCACTATGCCCGAGGAAGTCTTAGGAGTGCAGTACTTTGAAAGTCCAAGGATTCACCCCAAAAGCCCTTTGAACTTCTTGCCAGAGGAGGCGACATATGAAGCATACGGTTCAGTAATTGGACGTGCTAAGTATTATTCGGTAGTTGTGCAAACACCGATATCCCCTCTTGTCAAGAAACATTGTGGACAAGATAATGTCTGGGGTAAGCCCAAGTTCGGAGTAGGTTATCCATGGCAACGAGCTTTGAGTAAGCGCGTTGCACCCGCTATCGGATTTTCAGGAGAGAATCTGAAGTGGGCTGTCGTAGATTATACTAACCATCTGATTATCCAAATCAAGAGATTCCCAAAGTTGGAGGCCGAGATTCGCCCACTAACTCGAGAAGAGATTGTAAATGGTAAGATTGGTAAGAGATTTATTGACAAGATGCCTGGAAACACTGCTATTGGATATCCTCTGACAGGCCCCAAGAATGCCTACTACACAGAGGTATTGGAACCGGAAGACAAGAGCCGCACGGAATGTGTGGATCTTCCTGAAGTATTTTGGGAGGACGCCGAACGAATATCGCGAATATATCGTGAAAAATCTGAGCGCGCCTACCCAATATTTAAGGCATGTCTAAAGGATGAACCAACTCCAGTAGAGAAAGATAAGGTGCGGGATTTCATGGCACTGCCAGTGTCATTCCAAATCTTGGTTAGGAAGTATTTCCTGCCAATAGCACGCACTTTATCTATGTTACCAACTCATTCTGAGTGTGCAGTAGGAATAAATGCGCATGGGCCAGAATGGCAGGAAATGCACGATCACGTTGTAAAATACGGCGAATCTCGCATCCTGGCCGGCGACTATAAGTCGTATGATCTGACCATGCCGGCACAAATCACCCAAGCTTCGTTTTCCGTTTTCATAGACATTGCAAAAGCGGTGGGATATTCGGAGGATGATTTGGCTGTTATGCGGGGTATAGTAACAGATTTGACTTACCCGGTAGTTGCATACAACGGAGATTTGATTACCCTATACGGTGGAAATCCGTCGGGTCACAATTTGACCGTGTATATCAATTGCATCGCAAATAGCTTAATGCTGCGGTGTGCCTATGCGAGTATTCCTGAGTACCGAGACCAGGACACTGGATTCAGAGATGCGTGCGCATTGATGACTTATGGGGATGATTGCATTGCATCTGTCAGTGCCGAATTCCCCAAATTCAATCATTGCAGTGTCGCTGAACACCTAGACCAAGCGGGCATGGTATTCACAATGCCCGACAAGACATCCGATCCAATACCTTATTTGGACATTTCGACTACCGATTTTTTGAAGCGCAAGTCTGTGTATCACGAAGCACTAGGCAAGAACTTAGGCGCTCTGGACGAAATGTCCATATACAAGAGTCTACATAGTGTATTGTCGTCCCAGGCAGTC